ACTTTGCAGTCGGTGGAGGAATCTCTGCAGAAGGCAGCGGAACTGAATGAGACGGTGAAAGCGGCCATGGACGAATTGGCCGAACTCCGGGGAATCGGAGCTGTAAGCCTGAACAGCGATTATAATTTTACCGACACCACCACGAAGCAGTATCGATATCAGGCGATTTATAACATTAGTTATTGCGAATAGGAAGGAGAGACAATATGGCGAACAATGTGAAGAACATTTCTACCGTTAAACCGAGCGTGCAGGGCGCCATCTGGATTGGCGGGGCAGAGGCAGCAGTGCCCACAACCGCAACCGGGGAGCTGACCGGATTCGAGTGTCTGGGCACCGTATCGGAAGACGGCGTGAAAAAGAAAATCTCAAGAGACTCCGAATCCGTCAAGGACTGGGGCGGCAACACCGTGGCCACAATTCAGAAGGACTATGAAGCCACCTATGAATTCACGATGATTGAGATTCTGAATGAGAACGTGCTGAAAACGTACTACGGAGAAGACAACGTAACCGTAGCCGGGAATAAAATTACCATCAAGGGAAGCTCCGCGGAACTGCCACAGAGACCGTGGGTAATCGATACCGTGCTGAACGATGGCAGAAAGTGCCGTGAAGTTATTCCGTGCGGAAAAATCTCGGATACCGGGGACATTGAGTACAAAAGAGACGAAGCCATGGGTTACGGAGTAACGGTGACCGCACTTCCGGATGCCGAGGGCAGACCGTTCTACATGTACTATGAATAAGGAGAATCAAGAGCATGATCAAAGAGACATTGAAAAACGGATTTGAAGTGGTAATCCCGGACGAGAATCTGGACGACTACGAGTTACTGGAAGATTTGGCCGCATTGGATGAAGGAGAAGAGAACACCGGAAAGATTGTGAGCGCCTACAAGAGATTGCTGGGCGTGGAACAGTACAAGGCGCTGAAAGAGCATATTCGGAGTGAGTCGGGCCGTGTATCCGCCACAGCAATGCTGGAAACGTTGCAGGAAATCTTCGAGCTTCAGGACGGCGAATTAAAAAACTGATAACCCTCACCAGAGTAATCCGGGACGATGAAAGACTTCTGATCTGCGACTTGGCAGAAACATATGGAATCTTTGATTACAGGCAGTTGCCCCTTCGGGTGGTGGCTGCCTTATTCTCTGGATTGAGGGAAGAATCAAGATTAGGACAGAAAATGCATGGTGTTCGAGGGGACCGGAAGGATTTACTGCTGGCAGTAATCGCCGACGAAACCCGGGCGATTCATGCGGCCCTCATCGGAGCGGATTACCCGCAGTCAATAACTGCGGAATTGTTTGAGAACAGCACGAACAATGAGGCAGAGGGACACGGGAATACCGCAGTGTATGAGAGCAAGGAAGAATTTATGAAGGCACGATACGGAGGTGAGATCTAATGGGAACAACTCTGGCACAGGCTTATGTGCAGGTAATTCCGACCACCAAAGGAATTAAAGGCATGCTTGGGAAAGAGATGGGAAATGAAGGAGACTCCGGAGGGAAAACCACCGGAATGAAATTCACCGGCGCTTTCAAGAAAGCAATTGCGGCGGCGGGCATCGGAACCGTCATTGCAAAGTCCATCAGTGAAGGCGCAAAGCTGGAACAGTCTATTGGCGGCGTAGAGACGCTGTTCGGGAAGAAGGATGCCGAGACCGTGAAGCGGAACGCTCAGAACGCGTATAAGACCCTGCAGATATCTGCGAACGACTACATGGAACAGGCAACATCCTTTTCCGCAGCACTGCTTCAGTCACTGAACGGCGACACGAAGAAGGCAGCGGCTGCAGCGGATGTGGCAATCGCGGACATGTCCGACAATGCCAACAAGATGGGCACCAGCATCATAGATATCCAGAATGCCTACCAGGGCTTCGCAAAGCAGAACTACACGATGCTGGACAATTTGAAACTGGGTGGACATAACCGTTTAGCTCAGTATAAACCTTGTGAAAACGGTGGAACTCTAAACGAAATGAGACGTAGACAATACCGTGCTAAGTATGAATTGAGAGTTGCATAAACGTTGAAACATTCCTGCGTGTTTGATAAAATTAAAATAACAAATACGTGGAGGAGTGCAAGATGTGGAAAAAAATTGCAAGAAACAACAATTATTCAATAAATGAAAAAGGCGAGGTAAGGAATGATAAAACCAATCGCCTAAAGAAGCCATTTGAAAATAAAAGCAATGGATATATGACTGTCGACTTGTACAAAGATAATAAATCCGAAAAGGTGACAATCCATAGACTCCTTGCGGAAGCTTTTATTCCAAATCCAAAAGGAAAAAAGACAGTAGATCATATCGACGGAAATAGAAAAAACAATTCCATGGACAATCTTCGTTGGGCGACTTATTCCGAGAACAATTCGCGATTTCAGACGGTTGGAGTGAGAAGTGAAGCTATAGTGGTGGAACATTACGAAGAGGAAAGGAAAAAACGTGGCGGGGGTCACATTGCATGGCTTGGAATAATTGAACAGTTAGAATTTCAGAGCATTTCAGAAGCGGCAGAATATTTCGAGTGCACAGTTGGAAATATATCCTTATTACTAGAAAAGGGAACCATCGGACGGAGGGGACGCACTAGAGGATATAGATTTCTGTATAAAAACGGCACAAGAGCAAAAATCAATTCATAAAAGTGTAACGACTATCGAAACAAAGAAAACATCCGAAAGGGTGTTTTTTTAATGGAGTAGAGTACAGGCAAGTGTCTGGAAGTGCAAGGGCGCCGGAAGGCGTAAGAGATAGTCTAATCTGCACAGAAATGTGCAGCAGTTCGCAAGAACGATTACAGAGTAACGACCTGTAATGAATGTAATGTATGGAGGTACCAAAACAGAAATGGAGAGGATGCTTTCGGACGCAAGCAAACTCTCTGGGCAGAAGTACGACATCAGCAACCTGTCTGATGTGTACAGCGCAATCCATGTAATCCAGAAAGAAATGAAACTCACCGGAACATCGGCAGAGGAAGCAAAGACGACACTGTCCGGGTCCTTTAATGCCATGAAGGCAGCCGCAAGCAACTTTATGGGTAACATCGCTCTTGGGCAGAATGTGGGCGCATCCATGAAAGGACTGGTAACGACCACAACAACCTGGCTGTTCGGGAACTTAATTCCGGCAGTCGGGAACGTGTTCAAAGCACTGCCCAGTGCGATAGGTACATTCATCAGTCAGGGTGTCCCGATGCTGATCAGCAACATGAAGGGCTTGCTGAACTCTATGGCGAATTCCATGAAAGGAAGCGGCGGAATCATCGAGAACGCATTTAAGGGAATGCTGAACCTGTCCGGCACAATTCGGGCCAGTGCACCGAAGCTGATTCATTCCGGAATGCAAATGCTTGTGAATCTGGCCAAAGGGATTGCTCAGGCAATGCCAACGATTGTTGCAACCGCTCCGAAGATTATCAGCAATATTGCCAACGTGATCAACGACAACGTGCCGATGGTGCTGGCAACAGCTGCCAAAATCATCTGGACACTGGCCAAAGGACTGGTGCAGGCAATACCAACATTGATTGCCAACATTCCGTCGATTCTGAGAGCAATATGGGACGTATGGAGTGCATTCGGCTGGGCAAACCTGGGGAAGACCGCAATCACGAAAATCGGATCCGGACTGAAATCCTTCGGCCAGACACTGAGACTGGAAGGAATGTATGCCATGGACGCAATGAAAGCGGGCATCGTGAAGGGTGGAAGTGCAATCAAAGGTGCGGTGAAGGGCACATTCTCGAAGGTGGGAAAGTTCATCACATCACCGTTCAAGTCGGCCGCATCGGGCGTGAAGTCCATCGTGGCGAGAATCAAAAGTTCCGTGAACTTCAACAGCTTGGTCGGATCCGTGAAAGCGACATTCGGCAGGGTGAAGACGGCAATGCTGTCTCCGATAAAAGCAGCATCCGGAACGCTCAAGGGAATCATCGGGAAAATCAAAGGGATGTTCCCGTTCAACTTGGGTAGAATCCTGAACCTGAAGATTCCGCACATTTCTGTGAGCGGCGGAAAAGCGCCGTTTGGAATCGGCGGGAAAGGGTCTCTGCCGTCCTTCGGCGTGAGCTGGCATGCGAAAGGCGGTATCGTGGACGGCGCCACATTGATTGGTGCCGGGGAAGCGGGACCGGAAGGTATCGTTCCGCTGACGCCGTTCTGGGACAGACTGGACAGCACACTGGCCGCAATGCAGAACATGAAGGGAAGCAGCGGCGGGAATGTGACCCTGGTAATCAACCTGGACGGCCAGACAATCGCCCAGAGCACTGTCCGCTATATCAACAACCAGACGCTCATGTTCGG